GTAAATGCTTGATTAGTAGAAGCTTCAGTAAAAATGCCAGCACCGGAGCCACCGAGCGTAATCCCCGTGAGGCGGCTACCATCACCCATAAAAAATGATGCAGACACACCTGTGCTGGCAGTGATCTCACCTACAACATTTAATGTATCACCATCAAATGTTAGATTAGATTCGCAAGTTAGTGTGTTAGCATTGCCATCAACATTTGTAATAATAGCATTATTTGTGGCATTGGACACTCTTGGAACATTAATTACTTGCGCGCCATCAGAGGTGCTAAGATTACCGGACACAATACCAGTAGAAACACCTTGTACTTTTAGTAACTCGTTTGGAAGTAGAACAGTTCCAGATAAATTATTATAAGCCATACAAGCAGTCTCCTTTTAATTAATTAGAAGACAAACCAATTGGCTCCATTAGAATATAAACTAATAGCAGGATTAGAACCGGTCAAGCTGTAGGTTAAGCTGCCGTCAATGCTGTATCCAGTTGCAGCATTAATTGTAATATTTGTTCCATCAATGTGGCCGACTTCATCTTTGACAAGCAAAATTGAACCTGAACCATATATTGACGCACTTGGTATAAGGATCTCAACCTGTCCGGTTTGTTGTACACCCAAAATATATCCCGGCGCGCTAGCAGTATAGCTGTCTACTGAACAAGTTTCGTATAACACATTAAGACCTTGGATGTGTACAGCTTGTGTAGCCATGCTTGCACTTAAGACATTTACGCCGGAGGCGCCTGCAGTTTTAACCACAAGGCTTCCAATTCTTGTATGCACATCATCGTTTGAATTACCAAAACTAGTTGAGCCTGTGGCATCTATAATGCTAATATCTTCGTATTTAAAAACACTTGCACTAACTGTGCCGCTTACAATTAAATTGCCAGATAAAATTAGTAGATTTTCAGTGTGCTCACCTAGGGCGGAACCAGTGCGATACACGAAATGAGAACTACCACTTGTCGCGTTTGCACCAGTTAAAAATTGCACTGACCCTGTTGGGCCGGCAGCTTGGCCACCCCCAGTGCCTTCACAATCTACGTAAGCCCATCCAAAAGCCATTATTAGCCGACTCCTACAGAACCACTCCAAGAGGTGCCGCTATCGGTATTAAGACGGGCAGGAGCAATAGAAGTTAAACCCGCAACAACATCAACATTATCAGAACCAAGAAGCCAAAGTTCAGATACTTTTAGCTCTAATCTTCCGCTCGACGGGGATTGGCCTGAACCGGCAGCGCTACCAGACGCATGGACTCTAAAGTATTGTCTACCTTCAGTACCATTCTTTGAAAATCCAACTCTTACAGAGCCGGTTCCATGATTAATAACCTGAACCCATCTGGTCACTTGTGGAAAAGGTACCTCGACTGCGGTGGTTCCGGCGCCGGGAGCAGCGTTAATTGAACCGGAAGCAAACGGTGTACCACTTACCTGATAAGATGGCACGTTGTTGACGCCAACTTCCATGTGCCATGATTTTTTATAATTCGCCATTTAAAAACTCCAAAATTTGATATACTCAATATAAATAGTCGTTACTTTTTTCTATTACGCCTTTCTTTTGCGCGCTTACGCTTTAACTCCTGACGAATTCTAGCGCGTTCAGCTTTTATACGCTTTTCTTTCTTTGCAACAGACGGCTTTTTATACCTTCTTCTATCCTTTACCTCTTCAATAATTCTTTCTTTCTTAACTTTTTTGATAAATCTACGTATCATTCTTTCAGTGTTGCCACGGCATTCTTTAGAAGATACTGATACATTATTTTTCTTTTTCATAATTCACTTCATTGCATTCCAAATTTGTGTAGCGTTCCCCACGAGCGATGATATATCAACTCCTGAATCATTTGCTGCGCCTAAATCAACGGTGCCGGCTGCTTGTTGTTGTTGTACTGGGGCCGGTGTTGTTCCTTCAAATAAATCAACACCATTATACGCATCATTTCCAATAGCTTCTAACATGCGTCTTTTTTGTTCTTTTAGTTTATTAGCAAAGTCTGTTTGTTGTTGTGCTGTCTTGTTTGACGACTGTGTTTGATTGTTTTTAGCCTCTTTAATGACATTACCTTGCATACCAATCGCAACCTCAGAAACAATATTTGACAACAAACCCTCTTCAAGTAATACTTCATGTATGCATTCTTTCACTAATGGTTTGATTGCTTTTTTAAGATCAGCTTTCTTCATTTAAAACCTCATTTAGCAAACGATTTATTCGATCCGCTTTTGTAAATACTTTATTTTTAAAATCTTTTGCCTCTTTCATCATAAAAGCGCCAGGTGTTGATGGCTCAGAAACAAAATCAAAACATATTAATTGAAAATCATCTTCAACCACTGTGTTTCCTTTAGACTCTGATACAGAACCCATACCACGGGATGAAATGCCAATGCTAACACCTGCACTGACTAAAGATTGGAGCACTTGTCCAGACGGTGTATCAAGTACCTTTGCTTTACCCATAACATTTTTTCCATCCCACCAAACATCTGTCATCATGTGTGATGCATTTCTAAGATTAATTACAGAATCATCTGGGTGGTCAAGCTCTCCGAGCGCCCTACGTTCCTTAACTAGCTTTTGATAATTAACCATTTCTCTTTTTAATACGTGCTCAGGGTATACTCTTCCGTTACCATTTACTGTGTCAGCTTTTTGAATGATACCAGTCAGCATCATGCCGCCGCTGGCTACAAAACGTTTTTCTTCTTCGGTTAACAGGTCTTGGCAGACTCCACCATCGCAGAGTTCATAATACTCTCTAAGTAACTTTTGGGCCATAGTTAAGATCCTTTACAGCATCTTCTAACTGGTTGAAGCATCCACTTGTTTGTCCAAGTGGCAAGTGTCTGGGTTTGCATATTTATGTTCATATTTTACTCCGTTGTCTCCGAATACCATATTCAGAATATAAGATGTTCCTGATGAAAGCCAACCTAAAAGGAAGTAGTTTGTTACAGAAACTTCAAAACTAAATAGTTGCGTGAATGGAGAAAGTAGCATTAAAAACCAACCAACATGAAATCCCATGCACATTGGGCATTTAAATAACTGCCCCAACCGTCCTTCTGTTGGTCTTAAACCATCAAATATTTTGCCATATACAAGTATTTGTGTAAGGCCATACGCACACAGTATAAAAGTTACTAATTCCACTTATACCTCATTTTCTTCTCCTATAAAACCTGCGCTTGCGATTAAGGCGGCTTCAAGACCGTTTACTAGTTGACTTGTGCTCTGACCAGAAACAGCTAATCTCCCTAATGCATTAACTAACCCAAGCGACGGCGAGCCTCCACCTGCAATTGTAGCAGCAATAATCCCAAGCGCAACAACGGGTCCGCCATATTTTAATATGTTCTGCGCAGTTTTATTTTGCAACAGTGTACTCGCTTGAGCGCCGGCTTTTTGCCCTAATGTATCAACTCCTAATCCAAAATCTTTTACAATATTTTCACTCGCAGGCTGTTCACCTTTATCTATATCGCTTTTTAGATCTATAAACAACTGTGCGGCTTCTTTAACGTCGGGGTTATTTAACAAAGCAGTCAAAATTCTTTTTAATTGTACAGGATCAGAAACTTCTCCTACAGCGTCAGCAAAATTTTTAGTTTTTTTAGGATCTGCTGCTAATTTTTCAACACCAGTTTGTTCTAAAATTACAAACAGATTCCAATTATTAATTATAGTTTTCATTTTAAATTGTGTAAAGGTAGCTTAAAGAGTATGGATCTCTAATAAATCCAGGACGTATTGAACCTTTTTCAGTTGACTGCGGGACTTCGCCAAGCTCAGTAGAGTCTTCTTTATCTGGGTGAATCAGTTCATCATCAGACATACTAATTATTGCCTCAGTTGATTCAAAATATGGACGTTCGTCATCAATAAACTTAGAAATATTTATAAGGGTCATTTTTGCAGTATCTAAATCTTGCTTAAACGATTTTTGCATCTCACCTTCAATAGCTCCATAAAAAGCTGCCGCCTGTATACTTTCTGGGATTACCAAGCCCTTTTTTCTTAAATGAGAAAATAATCTGTTTTGAGCACCATAAACTAAATCAGACATGGTTTCTTTTGGAAATGCCAAAACTTTATTGTTGGAAGGAGACAAAACTATATCAATGTCACCATGATCAAAAATCATTATATCACCACTCATGCTTTTGCGAATATCCATTTCTAAACGCACAATAGCGCTTTGATTTCCGCGGCCAATTTTAATTGTCAACGGCATTAGAAAATATTTCCTTTGTTAAATTTTGAGTTTTAAGAACGGTAAGTAATACGCCATCATCAATATTAGTTGAACTATACGAATCTAGTTTTTTAATAACCTCGTTGAGTTTACTTAACATTTCTTTATCCTCTTTAATTTCATTAATTTTACGAGCTTCTGAAAGATCCGCTTTTAATCTAGATATTTCATTGTTGAGATAAATTTTCAATTCAAGAGAGTTATCAGTGAAAGATGAAATATAGTGCGAAAGAAGTGTTTTTTGTTCTTCTAGCAAATCAGTTGAATATTTGTCATTGAATTTTTTAATAAATGTGCTTACAACTACGTGATCTACTTTATCATTATTTAACCTCTCAGTCTCTGTAGTCATGTATTCAACCATTTCGTTTTCTAACATAATTCGTTTGGTTGGCGACGTTTTAACAGAAAATAATTGATCAATAGTTGCTAACGTTTTATAATTTGGCACAAAATTACTAAAGATATCAGAATTAACTTCTTTATTAATATCATTTATCATTTGAGATTGAATTTTAAATAACCCAGTTGGGTCTATCATTCTTTTATCCAATGTTGCTGCTTCAATAATTCTACGTGAATCTTTTTCAGATAAACCTTTTGTCTCATACAGGGCACGATAACAATCAAGATCCTTGCTAAGAATGCAATTAGGATTAAAATATTTTTTAATTACATTAATAACTTTTTCTTTTTGCTCATGATCCCGTTTAAGAATTGCTGCGGTAGCCTCTTTTATCAAAGCCTCATAAACAAAAGCGGTATTTCTTTTTTTATTATGCCTGTTCTTCATCTTTTTGCTCCGTTGATACTTTTCTATTGTCTAAACTTCTTAAAATACTTCTAATTGATTCATTCATTTCAAACAATTTTTGTTCCTCTGCTTGCTCATTCAAATTATAAATAGGTTGTTGTTCTTCATAAATGCCTTTTGCGATACTTGGAATGCTGTTGATTTCAGAACCAGGAAACACATTTCTAATTGTTGAGCTACTTTTTTCAGCGCTGCGCTTAGAAGCATAGTTTCTTTTTCTTGGACCACTATCTGCTCTCCTGTCATTTTTAACAGGCGTGTAAGTGCTTTTTTCATATGTGCGCTTGTCATTTCTAGAACCCGGCGGTACGGCTAGTAGTGGCGATTCATCACCACCACCGCCAGCACCTCCAGCATCGGCTGCGGCGGTGCTATCAGTATCGTCGCCTAAGTCTAGAGGACCACCTGCATCGCCAGCTGGAATTTCTGCTGGCCCGCCGGCGTCATCGCCGCCAAGATCTAAATCTCCACCGCCACCACCAAGGTCTAAGTCGCCACCCAAGCCACCAGTTTCACCGGCTGCTTGAGCCTCAGCAACCGCTTGAAGCGATGCATCTTGTTTGCGATCATAATACATTTCACGTTGGTTGCGAATAAATTCTTCATGAGACATACCAAATATATTTTCAGCAACCCAGCGGCGAGAAAAGAATCCTTCAGTTGCTGATCCAGCAATATCAAACTTAGCTTTCCAGTGTTCAATCTCTTGAAGCTCTGCAATCTTTGATGGGTTGTTAAGCGACAGTTTGAAGGAAAGCAAATCGTCACCGCGGAAACCTAGAGTATAAAGATGGATAATTCCAATTTTTTCAAGCTCTGCGATGATCACTCTTTGTAATCTTTGGATTGTTCTTGCAAAGCGAATGTCTTTTTGTGCAAGCGTTGTCTTGTCTTCAGCAGCGCCTTCACCCATCGCAAGGTATGCTTGGGGAATTTTTAGCGCGGAAAAGAGTTTGTCGCGAAGATATTTAATGTCGTCAATTGCTGTGATATTTTGTGCGCCTGCAAGCGATACAATGTCTGTTTGTGAACCAGCGCGCACAGGAATAAAGTAATCCTCTTCAATTGACATGGGGTTATATCGTAAATCAATACGACCAGTAGTAGGATCAACCACTGAATGTCTCTTAAGTTGTGTTACTATCTTTTCCATGTATTGCTCAACTTCATTCGGTGGCACCGCACCAACATCAATCTTAAAGACACGACGTTCAGAGGAACGAACAACACGATAAGCCATCATAGCATCTTCCATTAGTGTAAGCTGCCGCCAAATGCGTCTTGCGGGCTCAAGAATGGAAGTACCATACGGCTGGTATTTATCGTTCCCAAGTACCCTGAAATGTGCAATTTGCCAATTTTCAAATGTCATTCCAGCAGAATTCCACTGGTACTGCACATAATTTGGATTTGTAGCATCTTGCCCTTCTAATCTTTCAATATCTTGGATTGGTAAACTTATAACAGATTTGACACCAAACTTGTCATCAATATCCATATATAAAAAGAAGTCACCATACTTACACATTGTGCGAGACCAACCAAAAAGATTGTATTGGATATTTAAAACATTATTGTACAAGGTATCAAGCACAGCTTTAATTTCTTCATTTGCACACCTAATATTCAACATAGGTTTAAGGTCTGAATATGTTGTCATTTCATCAGCATAAATATCCATAGTTGATGCTATTTCCGGCATATATTCCATTTGATCAAAATCTACATATCGTTCAGAGCGTCTTTGATTCGCAATCGCATTTGTAGCAATTTGATCAAGAGGATTGTAAAGTGTTTTCTTAAATTGCTGACCAGAGGCAGTTTTAAATCTAGAAGAAAATTTATCAAGATGTTGTCTCCTGATACGTCGGCCAGATTGTGAACGATAATTTACAATCGGACCAGAAAAAAGACGTGTTAATCTTTTGAATAGTTCTGATTCTTCGTTTGCTGGGTTTTTACCCTTTGGTCTAATTCTATTGTCTGCCATTTATATTCTCACTTTATAATCCACTTAAATTGATTGTACATACTTTTAGCTTCGTTCATTTTATCAAATATCTCGCCTTTTTTGTAGCCATGCTGGCCTGGTATTTGTGTGTTCATTGTTGTTTTGGAAGTCTTAATTGCACTTACAAAAGCTTTTTGATAATTTAAATCTCTTGCGTTAGCTTGTAATGCTGTGTCCCTTACCCAGCAAGCGATAGCAAGCGCCATAATAAGATCATCATTATAGCCTTTCATTGCTTGTGGTTTACCATTCCTCCAAATAAAAGTTTTCATCTCATTAATTGTACGAGAAGAATATATTTTAATTAGTTTGTTTCTTATAAACTCTTCTAATTTAGCCACAATGAGCGGTCTAGTCTTCATTGATGTGGTAAATCCAGCAATTGCAGAATTCATAGATTCTGCTTGATGCTGTTCAATATACTGGTGTGTGGACTTAATTGAATAATATAAATTTGGGTATCCTTGCTCAACAAGTTTATCAAGAACAGTGTAGCCAATGTTATTATTTTCAACCACAAGCATTGCATTTCCAAATTCTCTGCCCACTTGATTTAAAAAGTTAGCGTACATATCTGGTGTTGGTTTGCCTTGGTATTCACCTATTATTTCTAAAGTTTCCAATTTAATCACATGCAATGTAGAATAATCTGCGCCATCGCCACGGGAAACATCAGCCACAGCTAAGTAATTGCATGAAGGATCAAATTCTTCCCAAATCCAAAAGTTTCTATCAAACCCAGTTCTGTATTTTGGCTCACATATATTAGTCAATAACCATTTCATACAATCTGGATCGATAACTGTTTCACCTGAAGTGTTAAAGTTACACTCAAGCTCTTGAGCGATCTGTCTCTTGGACATGTTTTTAGTTTCTTTTTTATACCAATCTTTATCTCTCTCAGGGTGCACATCCCATGGCAAAGTTGTAAGGTTAAAATTGTTTGTTCCTGATTCTGCATCGGTACAAGTTTTGTGGAACCAGTTACCAACACCATTTGGAGTAGATAGAGCAATACAACGGCCACCGGTTGAGAGTGTAGGATACAAACCAGTCCACAACTCGTCTAATCCTTCAATATGTGCGGCCTCATCAAGCACCAACAAAGACAGTGCTTCAGAACGACCGGCATCGCCGGAAGTAGATGCTGCTTTAATTTGTGAACCATTTGAAAGCTCAAATGATGTTCTATTATCAACAGAAATTGAAGCGATACGAATCCAATCTGGCAAATTTTTCATAATGCTTTTAACTTTTTTAACTAGATTACCTGCGGTCGCAAACTTGGTAGCCATTACAAGGATTGATTTATCACGATGAAACAACATCATCCACGCAATGTAGCCCGCTGTAATTGTTGAAATACCAAGTTGTCTTGCTTTTAATATAACATTAAAACGATAATCGTTAAAATTTTGTAGCAACTCATCTTGAAAATCATAAGTATTAAACAGAATTAGCCCGTGCATCGGATGAGATATACGGGCATAATTTTTGAGAAAGTAAGAAGGCTCAGCGCCACACTTAAGTATTTCTTTTACTTGTTTCTTTTTGTCTAATTGAAATGCCATTAGTCATTTGATGGTTTAGGTCTCGTATCATTCTGTGGACGCTTGCCACCATCGCCAGTCCATCCGCCTTGATCAATAAATTTTTTAAAAGAATCTTCAGGCTTTGTGTCCTGTTCAGCAGCAACTTGCATAGATTCATCAAGTCCTCCGACGCGGTAGTTAATTTTTGCTGTAACCCATGAACGAATGCGAGATGAATTTTCAACACGAACATCGATCTCTCCCTCTTTTGTTAATGAAACAGATTCTCCACGAATTTTGCGATATTCTTTTTTAAGAAAAGTGACAATCTCAGCTAATTTTGATTCTACATCAGATTCAAACCCTAAAGTATATACCTCTTTAAGATGTGTTTCTGCCATGTACGTCAGGCACATCATATTTCCATGAAACCTGACATTAAACCCATCCATAACACGCTTATCAAGAATTGGATCTCCCTCTTCTCTTTGCAGTCCAGCCTTAATTGGCTCTCCATTTTCGTCAAGCGCACCATCATAAGCGTTTGCAGCTGCTTGCGATAGCCCTTGGACTATTTCGTATACTGTAGCCATTATTTCTTTTCTCCTTGGTTTGACGGGTTTTGTGTACCTACAATCTGATCTTTTAAGTATTTTAGCACTCTTTGAAGAAGTGCACGATGTTGCATTAAATCAACATTATTTGTGCTCGCTAAATCGGAAATATATTGCTCTAATTGATCTACAATACCTTTTTCCTGAGCACTAAATTGATTCCCTTGGGCCGCAATTCGTGCGCGCGCATCGGCTTGTCTAGTCGCGGTTGACATAGCTTGCGTTTGAAGTTTAACATCATCTTCATCTTTGTTTTCAAGTATTTCAAATTCTTCTAAGATAATTTGTTTTAATTTTTGTTTACTAATTTTCATTTGGGCGCCATCCTGATTTCCATCTCTCTTCTCTACCATCAACATATTTGTAATAGCAATTATTGCAACATTCAAATTTTATTAATGATACATCGTCCTTGACACTTTTTGGAAAAGTACCACAAACAGGACAATTTTTTAAAGATTCTCTATTAAGTAGTTTTTTTGATATCTTTATACCATTAACATTAACTTTTTCTGAGTACGTTTGTTTTTCTTTGTTACGGTTATAAAGTTCTTTCATTTGCTCCAGATAATCTTTTTCTTTATTTTCGTCCCAATTTGTTCTAGGATTCGCAATTGCTTCTTCACCATATTTTTCTTTTATGGCTTTTTCAATAGCAACTACTTTATTGTAATCTTTGTTACTCATTAAATATTTTATATGCCCCATATGAAACAGCTGCACCACTAGCTACACCAATAGCTATCCAAAGCACTGGGCTTTTTTTGGATTGTTTTTTTAATGCATTAGCCAACGCGTCTGCTTCTCTTTCTAAAGATTGAACTCTCATATCATATTCAGCTAATAGTGCATCGTGCCTGATTGTTAAGTTTTGTAATTGTAGCTCATATTCAACTTTTTGTTTATCTAATTCATACCGTAAAATAAGTTGACAACTATCATTTGCTGTTTGTGCTTGTGCCAATATATTTGCTGTTGCAGTTGGATCGAATATCACACCTTCAAATGGTGCACACTGTTTTTCACCAAGAAATGTAAATTTGCCTGGTGTGGTGGCTATTGCTATGTTACTCCACAAACTCAAAGCCAAAAGTGTTAACAATCTCATTTGACAACGCCTCCTTGTCTTGAGAGAAAAGCTTTTCATATGTTTTTAATCTCTTTTGCTTTTCATTCTCTAATTCTTTTTGCGACTTTTCATAATTGTTCCGCAACTCTTTTAGCGCTTTTTTATATGTATCAAGCGCGTGTTCGCGACGTGCTATCTCTTCGCTGTGAATTGCTTGAAGAGCACCAATACGTTCGCGGGTTTCTTCTTTTGATATCTCGTATGCTTTATTAAGGGCGCGATAATCCATGTGTGTTTTTACTGATACAGTAAGCAATGAAACAACTACCAATATCTCTTTCCAATTTTTAAGACAAAATTGTAATACTTTTGCCCACGTCATGCTACCCCCTTAAGTTTAGCAATACCATCAATTACGGTTTGGCCACCAATGTAAATAGCAGAGATAATAACCCAATCGCTGGAAGCTAAATCAGAAAATGCCAATAAACCTGTTGCTGTGAGCCACACAAGAAACTTGCGTGAGATCATTTTTTCTACAAGTCGGTCTAATTTACCTTGGACGTATCCCATCACTTTTTACCTCGCTTCTTTTTATTTTTATCTTCGTCTTCAGCATCCAAAGCGGCAGCAACAGCCATTTGTGTTCGCTTTTCTTTACTTTTGCCTTTAAACTGAGGTGCTTTTGATTTACGAAAATCTGTAACATAATCACCAACATCAGAATCACTGTATAAAATTTCATCTAGTTCATTTTCAGATAATTGCTCACCGCGCATGTAATTTAAAACTGTAGACAAGTAGTCATGGGCTTTAGTGATTTTCGATTCAACCCATTCTTCTAAATTACTTTCATCAGCAATCATTTCCTGTATCATTGTTGCTAATTCAACTGTTCTGCCAAGCTGGCCTCTGGCCATTGAGCCCTCACCATACCCTTCAGAAAGTTCTTTAGAGCGACCGGACGGCTTTGCTAATCTGCCAAAACCTTTTTGAAGCATGTTAGTTGTGAATGGATCATCCCCAGTAACAGCTGATGTGAGGTAATCAATACTAACATCTAAATCTTCTATAGAATTTGCTAATGCCCCTATGGCAGCAATAAGCTCGCGATCATTTTGAATTTCTTCAATCAAAAGTTTTTTAAGTTTGCTTTTAGTAATTTTCATTTTATAACTGTGTCCCCGAACTTTTTTTGAATAATTGGATGAGCGTTTTTAAACTGTTCGTAACATAAAGCAACCTGTTTTCTATCTGCAGGTCCAACATACCAATCAGAAAATAGTTCAATTGCTCTGGTTTTTCTTAAGTTTTCAACAGAAATGCCACTATCTATACACATTTTTTCAAAAAGTTGTTTAGCCGTTATATCGCCCGATGTTTCTACAATTTGTACGGATTTGCCTGCGGGCTGTTCTACTTTCTGCGGTGATTCTTCTTTATCAAACCAGCCTTTAATGTTGTTCCATAAACTCATAATTCTTTAAAATCCTTTAACGCTTTGTGTAAAGCTTGAATAACGCCATTGTTGAGGTGAGAATATTGTGGAGGGTCTTTCATAGCATCCTCGGCAGCTTCTTGCAACATGCGTGCTAACTTTCTTTCAACTTGCTGAACAGTCATAATGCCGTAGCCAGGAATTTGAAGATCGGGGCTGCGTGATTGTCCACCAGTATAATCTCTAAGTTCTTCGTTCATTTCGCGCCTCTTAGCTAAATCTTGATACATTTCTTCAGCATCATAATAATACATAACGTCACCATTCTCAAGAGTAACCCTTGCATAACTTGAGCCATCACGAAAATCTGAGATATCAAATTCTATACCAACATTAAATTTATCGGCTAGCTGTAACATTTCTTCTCTTTCAAGATGCTCAGGGCTTAGACGCTCTTCTCCAGTATTAATATCACCGACAGCGCCGCCGGGTTCGTATGCTATTTCGTTAAAATTGTTTCGCCAATTTTCGAATAGTTTTTTCATGTCGCTAATCCATTCATACTTAGTATAGCAATCAGACCGGGTACATTCTTTCTGACATAAACGCCAGAGAAAAGTGTCTCGCATCGACCGCCAACATAAGCGATTGCCGATTCAATATTCTTGCTGACTTTAGGATCAGCCACCATCTCTTCTGACACAACGAGCACTAACGAGCCTGCAGCCGCCTTACCCTTGGGTGGAGGACACGCAGAACGATTCATACAGTTGTGAAGGATCACCGATCCAAGCTTTCCAGTATTCGGATCTTTTATCATGGTTGAGCCCATGAAGGCACGACCGTCATTGCCCAGACAAGTTTCTAAGTCCTTACTATCAAAAGATTGGA